GGCAAATTTTTAAACTTAGGCTTCTCTCACTTGGGCGTTTTGACTATGTGAATCAAATAAAACTTTCTTACCAGTAGTGAGATTTTCCTCAGTTTTTTCAATTGAAGATATTATTTTTCCGCATTGAGACTTACATAAACTAAATGATCTGTCATACCCTTTTAAGTAATTTTGTAATTTAGTCCAATAGTCATAGCTTAGTATCTTTTCCAAAGGAACGTGTAGCCCATTAAATAGATTTTCAAACTTAGGAGGATAGTAAAATCTAGACTGAGCTTCATCATAGTAATGACCCCCAGTCCAACAACATCTGAATACTAAACCCTCTGGAGATACATACCATTTACCCCAATTATCCCATACACATTTAATTACTCGTTCAGCTTTATCCATATTTTCTTTACTTTTTTTAGAATGAACAAACTTTCCGGTTTTAGGAGCAAATACATCTCTAGAAGTTTTAACAGTAGAAAATGTATGAAAATTATGATCTAAAGCCATTTGCCTAGCTTCTTCTACTTGGTGTTTATTATGTTCAAATACAATATATTTCCAATGTACTTGTGCATTATTAGTTTTAATTACCGAACAAGCATTATTAAATACATCTTCAAATTTAGTGTTAATACGATACTTTGAATGAGTATCTGATAGACCATCCATATCAAAATTAATAATATCACGTTTTGTTAATATATTACCTACATCTGACCAATAATCATCTCCATGAATACCTCCATTAGTATGAATTAGGATTCTAGTATCATGTTCTTTAACATATGATATAATTTCACGAAACTGTTTATTCATAACAGAATCACCGAAGTTACCATTAATAACTAGCCATTCTAAATTTCTCAGTAGTTCAGGATAAAATAATTGTTTAAATCTATCTAATGATATAGTATATTTTTTATCATTTAAATTAATACGAAGAGGCTTAACTCTATGACAAGCAGGACATTTAGCATTACATCTAAAAGTTAGTTCAGTTGTGAGTTGTCTATATTTTCTCATTAGGTTGGAGGATTCAGTGTTATAATCTGAACAGTCAAGCCTGACGGTATAGCAGCATCTTTAAAAGTTACTTTACCTGTATTTTTATCATATAAATAATCTGTAGTTTTAGCTTGAGTGATTCCATTTATACTAACTACAACATTATCAATACTAGTAGGATTAGAAGCTCCAGGAGTAGCTACAAAAAAGTTATTATTACCTGTTCCTTCTCCTGTAGCGCTTGCTGCAACATTTATAAGTTGCTTAAGACCTAAAGCAACGTTTGCTGATACTAAATTAATATTAGCATTTAGTCTAGTATATGTTACATAGTCATTAGAAGCAGAAGCAGTAGTAGCTATTTTAGAATCTAATTGAGTTTGTATAGAGCTAGTAGCATCAACATATCCTAACTCTGTTGACGTTACAGATGCTAAAACAGCTACCTTACCGCTACCATCAGATACAAGGGCTCTAGACGCTGTTAAGTCAGAAGTTGTAATAGTAGATACAGCTCCACCAATATTAGCAACTCTTCTAGTTTCTACAGCAGCAATACGAGTAGAGTTATCTGCTAAATTAGTGTTAGTAGTTCCAATCTGAGTTTGTATCGCACTACTAACGCCATCTAGATAGCCAAGTTCTGTTGATGTTACATCAGAGACAGAAATTTTACCACTACCATCAGATACTACAGCTCTAGACGCTGTTAAGTCAGAAGTTGTAATAGTAGATACAGCTCCCGCAATATTAGAAACTCTTCTAGCTTCTATACCTACTGCTTCAGTAACAACAGCTGCAGCGTTAGTTACTCCAGTATCTAACTGAGTTTGTATAGAACTAGTAGCGTCAACATATCCTAACTCTGTTGACGTTACAGATGCTAAAACAGCTACCTTACCGCTACCATCAGATACAAGGGCTCTAGACGCTGTTAAGTCAGAAGTTGTAATAGTAGATACAGCTCCAGCAATATTAGCTACCCTTCTAGCTTCTACAGCAGCAATATTAGAAGAGTTACTACCTTGCCTAGTATTAATATCATCAATTTGATTTTGTATACTAAGGGTTACGCCATCTAGATAGCCAAGTTCTGTGCTAGTAACATCTGAAACAATAATTTTACCACTTCCATCTGAGGCTAAAGCGCGAGAAACTGTAAGATTATCTTTATATACGGTAGAAATAGCTCCTGATCTATTATCAGTAATAGCAGTATTTAAATCTGCTCCATTATATTTTAGTGTGCCTACTGCCAAATTAGCTAAACCTGTAGGACTAATGACAACATTACTATCAGGATCTCTAGTTTCCGCCATAGTAAATGATTTAGCAGATTCATCATAAAAGAGAGCAGCGTTACCTTCGTTACCCCTATTCATAAGAATACCTATATCAGCACTAGGAGCTCCTGTTGCAGAGTTAGCTAATAATAAAAATCTATCTTGTATAACAGCATTAATAGTATTAGCCGTAACACTATCACCAAGCACCGTTAAATTACCTTGAATGACTAAATCATCACCCATAGTAACGCCACCAGTAAAGTTTTTAGTACCCGCAAGCACTCCAGCTATATTAGCTTCTGCAGCAACAATACGTGTAGAATTATCAGCTAGATTAGTATTCGTATTATTAATCTGTGTTTGTATAGCACTAGTTACGCCATCAATATAACCTAGTTCTGTAGCTGTAACATCTGATATAGCTACTTTACCGGCCCCACTAGATACAAGGGCTCTAGACGCTGTTAAGTCAGAAGTTGTAATAGTAGATACAGCTCCAGCAATATTAGCTACTCTTCTAGCTTCTATACCTACTGCCTCAGTAACAACAGCAGCAGCGTTAGTTACTCCAGCATCTAATTGGGTTTGTACAGCACTGGTTACGCCATCTAGATATCCAAGTTCTGTAGACGTAACATCTGATATAGCTACCTTACCTGTACCACTAGATACTACAGCTCTAGACGCTGTTAAATCAGAAGTTGTAATAGTAGATACAGCTCCTGCTACATTAGCAGCTCTTCTAGCTTCTATACCTAATGCTTCGGTAACAACAGCAGCAGCGTTAGTTACTCCAGCATTTAACTGAGTTTGTATAGAACTAGTAGCATCTAAATAACTAAGGTCTGTAGCCGTAACAGTTGAAACAGCTACCTTACCTGCACCACTAGATACAAGTAAACGTGAAGCTGTAAGGTCTGCAGTAGTAATAGTAGATACAGCACCCGCTATATTTTGAGTTCTTCTAGTCTCTAACGCAGCAACATTAGCGGTGGTTTGATTTACATTAGCAGCTAAATTATGTTGTAACTGTATAGTATTAGCTGCATTAAGATTTACATTTGCTAACAAACTAACAGTGTTACCAGTACCTGAAGCTACATTTAATGAGACCGCTGCTATATTAGCTGAAGTTTGATTCAGATTAGCAGTAAGTAAATTTATATTAGTAGTAAGACTAAAGGCATTAGCACTAGCAGCAAAGTGACTAGCGTCAATTGATTTTACTCCATAGAGTCTTGTTACTAATGATCCATTAGCTAACTTTTCTGCAGACACTGCATTTGCTTCTAAAACTGTAGATGTTACACGCGTAAGTGCCATATTTATTCCTTATGTATTATACTTCATCATCTTCTAGTTGTTCAAAAAATTCAGCTAAAAAATCTACTGTCTCTAATGAAGTATTATTAAATCTATCTTTTATTCTTGTGTCTAGTGTATCTGTAGATGTTTGACCCTCTTCAAAGAAATTAGCTAAAGGATCATCCTGTTTATTAGATTTTTGCTCTAGGGGTTCTAACTCTTCAAAAAACTCAGCTAAAAAATCTTTTTGTTCTAGCGGTTCAGAATCTCCTTCTTCAAAAAACTCTTTTATAAAATCCTCAACCTGTTCATCAATTGTTGGAGGTTTTAATAATTCGTCATATACTTCTTCTACACATACTTTTTTACTTAGTTCTATAATCCAATCAATTAACTCAGGCTCTAAAGGCTCAATTCTATCAATCCATTGTCTCTCACTTACAATACTACTACCTCGTTGCTCATAGTATATACCAATAATAGGTCCAGCAACTAGCTCTTCTATTTTTGGTTCTTTTTCTAAAATTTTAGAAAAAGGAAAAGCTCTTGTTATTAAAGTGCCTTTTTTATCTTCTTCTATTATTCTATATTCAAAAAATACATGTTCTTGACTCATCTCGTCTACATGAAATTTTATATATTCCATCTTTATTCCCCTATGTTTTTATTATATAACGTACAACAGCATGTGGAACCACAGCTGTATGAGTATGGCCACCTGCAGTTACTGCAGTTAATAGTGTTACACCACCAGCATCTTTTACACCTGTAGATGCTGAACCAGTCGAAGTAGATAAAGCAGCTGTTCCAGAAGCAGTAGTAATCGTACCTCCTGATGCAAAACTTCCAGCCCCATTACCCTGAGTTCCGTTGTTATCTCCTACTCCTATTAGTGTTTTATCTTTAAAATCAGGTGTTGCAAATGTATTACCTGCATCAGCGCCGTCACCATAAGTAGTTCCTATTGCTGCAAATAGTGCAGGATATGTAGCACGAAGTAAACTTAGTCCTTGACATTTTTGGTATCCCTCAGGAGTAAATGTACCAGCAAATGCTATAATAGTACCTACAGGAACTAAAGGAACAGGTTGTGCACCTCCCCCTGAAATGGGAGATTGTAATACAACCCCTGCATTAATAGCAGAATAAGTACCATCTTGTTGTACAATTGATAAACCATTTAAAGTGTCACTTAGTAATGGCTGGTATGCTAACGATACATTAGAAGTAGAACTACCAAACCCAAATTGTATAGCAGCATTTTTAGTAGCACCTACACTAGAAATTCTAAGAGCTGCATGTCCTACACCTTCGGCTGTTGGAGACCAATCAATACCGCCAGTCGAAGTAGCCGAGGTTACTTTAAGATTAGCAGTAGCCACTCCTCCCGATGTTAAATTAACTCTATCAGAGTTAACACCTGCAACTGCAATCATATCACTTACTACTGATAGAGGCGGGGGCTTACCTATATCAATAAATGAGGCATCAACATTAGCATTAGCTATTTTTAAATAAACTCTAGAGTTAGCAGCTAGTGTACCATTCTCAGAAACAGTAGCTGATAGTTCGCCTATATCATAATGTTGAATATTGGCCATCATAGCTTCAATGCCGTTTTCAATTCTATGACCTATACCTACTCTAGTAAAGTTACCACCAATAAGAGAAGACTTTTTAGTAGTAGAATCTGATATATATAAAGCATTAACTTTAGTATTAGCAAAGTGCATTAATGTACCGTCAGGCACTGCAGTAGGTTCTCCAGATGTAGTAATATTTACAGTAGCAGGTGCGCTAGAACTTCTAAAATTAGTTAGAAGTGACCTCATAGAATTATTAAACTGTGTTCGTGCACTATTTAATGCTGTACCTGCAGTTGGTTCTATATAGGTATTTGAGTCTACTAAAGCCATTTATACTCCTGTTGCTGTTATCATTACAGACATTCCTGAAGAGGTTGATGCAGCACCTCCATCATCACTTTTAAATACTTGAAAACTAATTTCTTGGTTGGATGCTGCAGTGGTTACTACTACATGTGGTTTATTAGAATCCTCATTCAACATTGCGTAACTTATAACAGGTCTAGTTAAAAAACCTGCACTAGTAATATCAACATCTACAGTGGTAGAACCATATGCAACAGTATCTGTAAAAGTAACTGTATCCTTTTCTATAGTATACCTAAATTTATCAATTGTAAAGTCAAATTCGTCGGGCTGATTATTTTGTACAATAAATTTTAATTGAAATTGTCTAAAGGTTCTACTACCTGCTTGATACGTCTGAAAACCATCATTTACTGCTGAACCAACAAATTTATTTACATTTACATTACCATTAGCATAGTATAAGTCAGCATTTGCAGAGGTAGTAGTTCTAATTAGGGTCTGACTAGTAACAGCCCCTAAGGTACCTGCAAAAGTATCACCAGAACCAGTATCATTATATTGCTTAAGATTTACTAATTTATAGTTAGAAGCTACACTTGTTATATTAGCAAAAACATTCCCTCCTGTAGCATCACCGTTTGCATGGTAACTAGCACCCAATGCAATTTCATCAGCATCAATAGTACCAGCTATTAGAGCATAAGAATTTGAATTTGCATAGTCACCTTCGTCTACTACACCTCCAGAGCTATATGTTGTAAAGCCACTTGAGTTAAGTGCTGTACTTTGAGTAGCATCCGTAAATATTTCTACTGTAGTATCTGATGCATATTTTGCAAATACCTCTCTATTATTAATTTCAGTCATTCCTAAGACATCATGTATAATTACTCGAGTTGCTGTAGTAGCTGTACCTCCAGAGGTGTATGTTGTAAATCCAGAACTATCTGTTCCAGATAATTCAAATGTATTATCACTTTTATTTGCAACTGTTTTAGTGGTTCCATTTAATTCTGTCATCCCACCGATACTTGCAAACTTAACTACATCACCATTAATAAACCCATGATTAGCTGCTGTTACTACAGCAGGATTTGCTTTTGTTATTGCAGTAATAGAAGCAGGAGGTAGTATTTTATGATTTGCATCTGTTGTTATCACTGCAGGACTAGCTTTTGTTATTGCACTAATAGAAGTTACATTACCAGTATACTGCCCATCATTCCATATGGCAAACACAAAGCCGTCACTACCACCAGTCATAAAAGTTTGATTTGGAGCATCAAATCTAGGATTTACTACAGCAGTATTACTAACCCCTAATACATGCCCGATACCTCCAAAAGCCGTTTCTTTTAGTACATTAGCTGTTGCAGATACTTCTGTAACACCAGATAGATAAGTTGTTTTAGTATCATTAAAAGTAGTCTCAACAGCACTTGTTCCTTCTATGTCTACAAATACTGCACCTGTTACCGTAGCCCCTGCATCTCTAATGGAAGTTATATACTCTGCTGATTCTGCTGCTAGTAAATCACTAGAAACTCCTGCAGCAGAAAAACCCGTAGCAGTACCATTAGCATTATCAACTACATTAGATTCAACATCTCCAGGGGGTTTTGCAAAAGCTAATCCTGCAGTATTAGAAGAAGCAAAAGAAGGAAAATTAGTTTCTCCACTATTATCATTAGTTCTACCTGCAAAAGCACTGCTTGGATCATCCTCATTATATGCTTTTATAACACTACTTCTAACAGGTCTAGAAGTAGTTAATGTGATAAGAGCCACACCCTCACTAAAGTTACCACTAGTATCTCTAGTTCTAGCTAAATAAGTAAATTCTCCAAAGGTATCAATAGGAATTGACTTACGAGCAGTACCCGCAGAAACAGTTACAAGATCATCTGCAACAACAAAAGTCCCAATTAGCTGGTCATTCTCAAGAGCTGCAGAAACAGATCCTGGTACACGTTTTATTACTACTTCTTTAAGATCAATGTCTGCAAGTTCTCCATCATCAGTACGTGGATAAGACCATAATAAGGTAATCTGATCAGTTTGTTGTCCTCCTGTAAAATTAAATATATTTGCTGGTTGAGCTGTTTTACCAATAATAGATCTAGTTGCAGTAGCAGTTACACCTCTTATTTCTTTGTTTAAAGGGACAATTTTAAATAAAATATTTCTAGTATCACTAGTTTCACCTCTATTCACACCATTAACAGTAAATCTAATTTTACCATCATCATCTACACCCGTAGCCGGAACTTTTACAGTATTAAAAGAAGTTAAATCTGTACCGCCATCATCAACACCTACATTATCTACCGAATCTAGTTTATAAGATATTTCATAGTCTGTGACACTTTGCTGTAGAATATGGTCAAATTGTACAGTTACCCTAACAGCAACGCCGCCGGTTTGCTCGCGATATAAAGACTCTTCTATACTAAGATTTTCTACTTTTCTTATAGGAATAAAGTCAACATTTATAGATTTAGTATTAAAGGGACTAGTTCTTCCTCCTCTAGTTTTATTTCTAGCTCTTACAGATGTAGTACCTATTCCTAGATCTCGCACTACACTATCTTTAGTAAGAAATAAAGGCTCAAAATCAGAACCAATTTCTAAATTATATACTCTATTATTAGCTAATCTAAACAGGCCGGGAAACCTATTAGTGTCATAGTCAAAAGTACCTGAGCCACCAGAAATATTACCTATAGAACCAACAGGATCTGGAGTTATATTTGTAAAATTAAATCCTCCTAAATTAAGTTTAGGTTCAGTATGAGTATATATTCTAAATATAGAATTAGTAGTTAGCTGAACATTATATTTAGCAGAAAGAGGATCATAGCTAGTATCAGTAATACTAAATACATTAGCATGAGAAGTTTGTACGTTATCCCCTACTTCAAATACAGGCACAGTATAATAATCTACTTCTACTCTAAAACTAGAGTCTGTACTAATACTAGTATACACTATATTTGCATTATTTAACTCAACTGTTTTATTTGGATTAAAAGTATACTGTCCTGAAGTTTTTTCAAACCCGTCTACAAAAAATCTAATAAAAGCTTTATCTCTAGGAGTTACGGGTAAGTCAACAGTAATAGTTTCATTACCTGTTATTTCTCCTGATTTTATATAAGTACTATCTTGACCTGAAACATAAAAACTATTATTATTATAGAATCTAGAGTCTAACAGTTGGTTTAAAGTAATATAAAAAGGAGTAGAAGGTATTTTATTAATTAAAGTTACACCATCTGTTCTTATATTTGTTATTTTTACAGTATTGGAAGCAACACTAAAGTCTGTGATAGGCTGGCTAAGAGCAGTTACTATTCCTGCAAACCCTACAAAATTAAATAGTCCTTGCTGTTGGTCTTTTTCATTAACAGGTATAGTAATATGATCTGTACCTTTTAAAGTCCCAAAAACACCAGAGTCGTTAGCATCTAAAATGCTGCGATTAAAATTTTCATCAAATACAACTCCAAAACCTTCTAAAGTTAATTGTATTTTCCCATCCTGAGTACCCCCAACAGTATCAGTATTCTCAATAGTAGTACATAATAATTTTACCTCTCCTGCTGGACTACTAAAGCCATTTTTACCTGTTAAAGTCACAGAAGGTAAACTAGTAGCTCCTGTAAATAAATTACTCTGGTCTATACTGAGGGATTGACCACTAACTCCTGATAAACTTGCATTAGCTACTAAACTAACACCTGTTGGTTTAGATAATTCATATTGAGTAATGTAAGTTATACCAAAACCTTCTTTTTCAGTTGATGCTGTTAATAAACCATCTGTTATAATAGATCCATCTAGTGTTGATCTAACATTTTTTTCAAATGTAAAATTAGGAACAGGAGGTACAGTTAGTCCTGATTGTAAATTAGTGTATGAAGTAGGTTTATAGTCAATAAAGGTATCTGAATCTACATAAATATTAGATATATATTCTGTAGCTACTATATCAACAGTTTCATCAGAAGGCTGTCTAGTTAATTCAATAACTTTAAATAATTTATCACTTTTAGCTGTATAAGGATTAGATTCTTCTTCAAGTTCTCCAAAAGTCCATAAATCACCTTTTTCGGGTTTAGTATTTGCTGTAAAGGCTGTGTAGGCATCCCAACTTCTAGTTATGTCGTTGTATTTTTTATTAGGATTTACTGTTGCTAGATCAAATCCGCTATTAACATTATCAGTTTTAGTTAAAGCAAACCTATCTTTAGCTACTTGGTATAAATCAATTCTTTCATCTTTTACTTTAATTACACGTAAAACAAGTAAATTGGTAGCAGCAAAATCAGAAGAAGATAAAGACGGCACACTAAAGTGTTCAAGAAATACATTAGTATTACTTGCTTGAACAGCAGAATCTGCATGAATCTTACCTCCAAAGCCATAAGCGACCCCACTAGCTTGTTGAGATACTGCTATAACATCTCCAGGAATAAGTTGTAAAGCATCAGTGCTTGTAGTAAAATTACATAATCTTCTTATATATTTAGAAGATGCTATCTGATACTGTGCAAATCTTAATGCTTGGCTTCTTCTAGTAACACCTACTAAGTCTAAAGATGCTATATTTTCTATTTGTGCCTTTACTATACCATCATTGCTACCTTCTTGATCTACACGTACTGTTTCTCTTTTATAGTGATTAGTAGTATCAATATAACTTACATCTACACCGGTTAGTACCTCACTTTCTTTATTACCACTTATACTAAAGCTACCGTGTTTCATTGTAGCTTCGTTAAACAACATAACAGGAGTTTCATCAGGCAAATCACAAGCTAAAGTAATTTTACCATGTGAGTATATAACTGCACCTCTAAAACTTGCTGCCAACATATTAACAGTATCAAATGATTGTTTTTGATCAGAAATGAGAACATCTAAAATAAATCTTCTTTCTTTAATTTCAGTGCCTTCAGGTAATCCTAGTTGATTTTCTCTAATTGTCGTAAAAGTATTTCTAGGCTTATATTTAAAAGTTCCATCTGATAAGCCATCTACTCCTACAAAATTACCAGTAGTAACATCACATGCATCACAATACTGAGCTATTTGATAAAATCTATATTTATCAATATTTTCTTCTGGTATTGATAACCCATATGTTTTATTTGTTAATATATCATATATAATCCATACAGGATTTTGAGACCAAGAATATACAAAACTTCCGTCCCAACTACCTTTATAAATAGTTATAGCAGCGTCATTTTGTACCTCAGTACCAGTTGATTGTAGAAAATAACCAGCAGTAGCAGGACTATTATCACCTGTAGAAGGTGTTTCTATATGTCTCCAATCAATTTCTCCATTAACTAAAGTGGGTTGATTATAATTACTAGGTACTTTAAGTAATAATCCTTTTACAATACTAGTAAATGTAGGAACTCCATTGTGCTCATCTGTAGCTCTTAATGCAAATCCTATATGAGCTGTTCTGGGATATGCTTGAGGAGAATTTTCTATTTCATTCCAACCAACTAAAGATACACTATCTGTATCTTTAGAACTACTACTATCTGCAGAAGTTTTTTCTACAGAGAATTTATAACCACTAATACTTTTATGTTCTTCTGGTATTTGAATTTTTACACTAAATTTAAATCTAGTATCAGTTTTACCTCCTACTGTACGTTCAGCAGTAGCTATTAAAGTAGTACCTAGTCTATCAAATATATCTATTTTTACAGTTAAATTATGCCTGAGTATATCCCCTTTTTCAGTTACTCTACGTAATGCTTGGACCACAAAACCAAATTCTAAAGAATCCCAGTCTTTAGAAGAGGTATCTTGTAGGTTAACTCCTGATTTTGGTATACCTGCTGTACCACTTTTTAAACTTACAGGGCTTGCAAAATTTTGAGGAGTAGTAGTTGTTTCGCCAAATACATCTAATCTTCCTTGTGTACTAGTTCCTGTAGTAGATAAAGTTTTAAACTTACTAGTATCTTCTAGTCCATTTCCATCTAAATTTATTAGATCATCAATATTACTATCTGAAAGTTCAATATCTTGAGGACCATTAGGATTAATTCTATATACAGGGCCTTCTCCTAAACCTACTACTACAAATAAAATATCAGTAGAAAATAAACTTTGAGGATCTTCTGTAGGCTCATAAGGCTCTCCTCCACCTCCTCCTTTACCACCTTTAGCTCCTTGAATTTGTGGGACTTGTATATTAGCATGTTCAGTAAAATTTCTATATGCCATCAAACTGACTCCCTACACTAATTGTATCTCCACTACCATGTCCGATAGTAGTTATATAACCACTTAAAAACTGACCAGCTACTCTATGCCTACCATATATTAAAGCAATAGGTGTTCCACTTGTAGAGGTATTAGTCAAAGATCCAAACATACCACTCTCTCGTGAATTAGACTCTGTCTGTTTACTCTCTCTTGCAGCAGGAGACTTAGTCATCATTTGTGAAACCATTGATAAACCTATTTGAAGACCTGCCATTTTTAATAGTGACATGCCTGTTACAGCAGTTGGTGCTGCGGTAGCACCAACCATGCCCGCTTCTGCAATACCTGGAGCAACCATAGGAGCACCTGGACCCAGCAGTGCAGGTCCTAGTACTGTAAATGCAAAATATATAGCAACTACAGCAAAAACAACATAAATAAGAGTTCTTATAGCTTTTCCACTTCCTCCTATAGCAGGAACTAAATGTATAGTTTCACCGTCTTTAAAGTGTTTAATGTCTATCATGTCTAAAGTAATTGGTTTTAAATCGCTATCTAATAAACAAAAAGGTTCTTCTGATTGTCCAGATAATATCTGTTTCATATATTTAGAAAATTCAGGATGTACCCCTTTAAGATATGCTATAATATCCTGAACTACTGTAGCCTCAAGTGAGTAAGTACTTTCTTTAAAAAATTTACTATATGCTGAATGTATTTTAAGATTTATTAACAAGATGTTCTTCCTTAAACTCATCAAATATGAGTACGTCTAGGTCTTGATCTAACCAGTATGTATAAAATTTATTATTAAATCCTACTAAAAAGGTGTATTCTTTAAAAGCAGCACTAACTTTATCTTCTTTACTAGGGATAGGATTTTCATCACCAGGATGTGAGTGAAATATTCCCCATATATTTCCATCATTTCTTACTAAATCTGCAGGATCTAATAAAAATGTCATTTTTGGGTAAGGAGAAATATTAGAACAAGGAATGTAAGTAAAATCATTACTTATAATACCTACACACTCTTTTGGATAATCACGCAAAGCATGTGCATTCATATCTTCTTTTAGTTTTACAAATCTTTCCATCTAAATATCCCCGTAGTATACTGTTTATAGTAGTTACCGTAAGGTGCTACCCAACTTTTATGTTTTATCATGGTTTGTAATATTTTACCTCTATCAACGTATAACGCACAATGATTAGTAACATTAGTAGATCCCAAACTCATAGTAACAACATCATATAGCTGTATGTCCTTAACTTTTCTCCATCCATAAGTACCAGGTTCTTCACCATTTGGTTTTTCAAAGTATCTATTATGAGTTTTGCTATACCAATCTTCATCTACTATATTACAAAAATCAGAACTAATATAGGGAATATCTATCCCTAATTCCTTTAGATATACTAATCTACAGAGATTAAAGCAATCAATCCCCGTCTCTGCATTATTACCTAAATGTAAATATGGAAAATCTTTATATTTATTATACCAAACTGTCATGTCTATAGATCGAATGTATACTCTCTATCCAATCGTCAGATAAAGTTTCTACACGCGAAAATCCCCCCGCTGCGATGTGTAACATTTTAGAAGGCATTAAGTACATACCAAAATGTATTATTAAATCCGTTTTTACTGATTTGAATACTATTACATCATAATCTTTAGCGTTTGTCAAACTTACTTTTTTAGAACATTTTGCTGCTAATGTATCAACATTATCAGGTTTAAATTGTTTCATCCATTTTAGTGAATGTGGATAATCAGGTAAAGAAAAGTCTAAACCTAATTCATTAAGATAAAAACTTTTAATTAAAGTAATACAATTTATACCTGAGTAGGTATGGGGTAAACCTATATATTTTCGTACCATGATGCAAACTCCGGAAAGGTTTTAACAAATGATTCATTACGTAGCTTATCTACTCTTTCAGTCTCCTGTTTAAAAGATGCTAGTTGATTACTTTCATCTGTGCTAGTCATATAACTTAGCCAATTTTTTATTTGTTCTAAGTCATATGTTGTTAAAATTGGTCTATATTCTTTTATAAATTTTTTATATATAGCTAATACTTGTTGTTTAGATTCTTTAGGTAAGCATGTAACTTTTTGGTAAGAAGGCTCTAACTGTGTTGATCCATAAAAATCAAAATCATTACGTTTACACCATAATATAAGATCTGGCATAGAAGTTATGCTATAAATATTTATTACACAACTAACTGTTTGTATATGGTCTCTAAACATAATAGCATGTTTTTCAAATTTAGTCCAGGATAATCCTTTCCTAGCATACTCTACTCTAGTTCCATATCCTTCAATACTAGGCCAGATAGATACTTTTTTAAAATTAGACCATAACTCGGTAAGATCATATTTTTTAAATTTAGAATAACTTAGGTTTGTATTATAACTAATATGAATATTTTTAGCATAACCAGAATCAATCATTAACATTAGCATTTTATAATGACCTTCTTGCACAAAAGGCTCACCTCCTGCAAAATATATTTCTTCTAAGTTAGGTATATATTGTGGTACATCTTTCCAAAAATCGTCATTATCAGTATAGTAATCAATTGTTTTTGACCATTTAGGATCATCACTATCTTTATACCAGCTAGTAGAAGCATAAGGACCACACATTCTGCATTTAAAATTACATAGATTACCAAATCTAATATCTAAATATGTAGGAGTATTATCTATGCTACCATCTTCATTAGTTTTATCTTGTATGTAAGCATTTTTAGAAAATCTTTGATTTACTTGTAATCTGTTACTACCACTACCTTGTTTTTCCTTATTATAACACGCCTCAATACACTCACTAGGTATTTCATCTTTTAAGAAACTAAGACGAGCTTGTTTATAATCTTCATTATTCCAAATATCTCCTAAAGATTGTTTGTAGGTTCCCATAGATTTGGGATTAGAAGTATACTCAGCATGACAACATATATAAAAGTTACCCCCTAAACTGCCAAATAAATGCATCCATGGAAGTATACAACCTTTTATATTAGTGTTTAGGGATTGTTCGTCCTGTCGCAGGGAAGCCTCCAAAATGTATTCCATTGTTTCTAAGATTGCATGCTAATATATTTTTACCGCATATATCACCTTCAGGTCCTGAAGCAGTTTCATTATTAGCACCAATAGGATTATTATTAGCACTAAGAGAAGTTCCAGGTATAGTACCACCAGCTGGTCCTGGATATTGACATTCTTCACCTTTGTACTGCCATTGACAAGTATTTTTATAGTATTTACGTCTAGGAGTTACTTGTTTAAAATACTGTAACCAAGTTACTAAGCCAAAAGCAGCAGTACTCTGATTTAATTCTTCTAAATTGTTTATTTTAAATCTATCTTCTATATACGATTCAGTATCTACATCAGCATTGACTATAAAAATTTCATCACCTATGTTAGTATTAGATTCTAGTGGATTAGATAAAAATAAAAATCTATTTTCTTCTATGGTTTGTATAGTTGCCGTGGTAGAACCTTTTGAAGATTTTACTGTATCTCCAACTCTATAAGGCATAGCATTATATACTTCAATAATGTTTGAAGTAACATACTTAGTAACACTATGTTCCGGCCACACATCTAAAAAATTAGCAAATGTAGTTTTAATATTAACTACACCTCCTTGCAAGTCTCTAGTATCATTTTTCTGTGCCTGCCAACTTCCGGCAATTGCTTCTGTCTGATCTTTTGTAAAAGATGCATTAGCCTTTCCATAATAACCAACAATATCTGCACTATAAGCAAGACCATTTCCTCTTGCTCTAGTTAAAGAGTCAAAAGCTACTTCACCAACATTACCTACTTGGGCTGGGGTAAAATTAATAGTTCTGGGATCAATACCGTTAACAGGAACTCCATTAACATTAGCTACACAGGCGTTAGCTGTATTATTTCCTACAATATAAGGATCTTCTACTAAAGCAGATATAATGTTGTCAACATTAAATACCGTCAAAGTTAAATCATCAATTTTACCATCTTGATTTTGTTTAATACTAGTTATATCTATAGGAAAGGGTATGTAAGACTCTCCATCATAAGTTACATTATACTTTAAATCAGATACTAAGTCTCCTGCTATGTCTGCAAATTTTATAGGAAAATCCGTGGGCCATGCTCGTCCTTCTCCATCGCCAGTAGGATTACCGTGTTTGTCTGGAGGAAACCACTCGCCTGGGTAGTATACATCATATAAACGTACTATAGGATTTTGTGTGAAAGCATTTTTTGCTGCTATAAAAGGGCTAGGAAGTTGAGAAGCTATGGTAGTTGTAGCAGTAGTTACTTCACTAGTTGCAATATTAGCAGTAAAAGGAGTAGAAGCTAAGTTACTTGTTACATCAACAAATTTTACTTCTCCATTAGGTATAGTATTTGGAGGAGCAGATATAGTTAATGTTGTAGAACTGGGTACGGCAGTAACAGTTTGTGTGCCTGTATACCCATTACTATTTGGAGAATTGATTGTATAGCCTGGCTCAATACCTGAAGTATCAGCAACTGTTAAAGTATTAATACTAGTTACTTTACCACCGCTTGTATAGGCAGTAAATGAACTAGTATTAACTATACTAAAAGTATCTTCATCAATTACGGTGATTGTATAGATATTCCCATTAACTTCTGTCATACCTACTACATCAGTAAAATAATATCTATCTCCTGTAGTAAATCCATGTTCTATAATTGTTACAACACCAGGATTAGCTTTTGTTATGGCTGTAATTGCTGTAGGAAATTGTGTACCGCTAAATCCACCAGTAGTTGCTACATTAAAAGTTAACGCAGCAGCTCCGCCACTGCCTAACTTACTATCTGCAACAGTTATAACATCGCCTACAACAAACCTATTGCCACCAGCTGTAACTGTTACTGCTGCAGCACCTGAATCGTTTACTACTATGCTAAAACTTGCATCAGCACCTACACCTGTTTTTGTATAGTCAGTAGCAGTAATAGCATAAGTTCCTGCTGTGCGATCACTATCTGCTGCTCCAATATTAGTAATTGTTGATATAGGAGTAAATACTGTTGTATTTATTATTCCACCAGATATAATAGCGCTATTTGAATTTATAGTTTCACTAGTATGAAACTCTTGCAATACATTATTTAATTTAACTTTTAACTGATTAGCAGTAGCGTCAACATTAGCAATAAAAGCTACTGTCTTACTAGTAACTCCTATAATACTATTACCAGAAATAAATCCAGTAGGATTAGCTACAGTTAATATTGTATCGTAATTTCTAGCAGTCATCAGTCAAAAGTCTCTTTTAATTTAAAATTAACTGAATAAAAATTATCAGTTAAACTAGTACCACTTGATAGAACTTGGTTTATGTTTAAACCACCATCAAATCTTGCAGTTATTGTACCACTTTCACTTAGATGTGACAAGTCAAAACTAAAAGATTCAAATTCTCCGCTTCTAGCGTTATAAAAATTTTCAATTGCAGTTCTTTCTACACCACTTATATTAGTATATTCTAAGTTATACTCTCTAAGAGGTCTTCTACTATTTAATCTTCTTTTTTCATATCCAGCTTGAGACTTAAATGTTGTTACATCAAATTTTTTCTCAGTCCCAAATCCTCCATCAGGTTTTCTGTCAGCCATAGAGTTAAACCTATCTGAAACAGTTACAGAAGCATCAAAAACTCGTATAGATAATGTATCTGCACTATCCATAGCACCTAAAGGAGCTCCACCAATTACAGTAGCAGTATGTGTAAGAGCATTTATAGTAGAGGTTCTATATCTAGAACCGTCTGCCATACGTAAGTATTCAAGTTTACCTTTAAAACGCTCTTGACCTGCAACAGCAGAAGTATTTAACGCTCCCCCAAATAAAGGACCACTCATAGTAGATCCGCCAGGATTATAGTTTACAGCACTGACTTGGATTTCTGCTACATATAATCTTAAAGCTGCGTCAGCTTTATCATAAGAGACTGCAACATTATAAGTAGTACCGCCGTTACAATTGCCTCCATATATCTCTGTTAAACTGCCTCCATTATTTACAATAAAACCTATAGTAGAATTTGATCCTACTGTTCTCAAGGCATAATAATTAGAAGCATTAGTATATTGAGATAATATGGTTTGATTAGAACTCATAGTAGTTCCTGAATCAGGAGTTATAATAGTATCATATGTAAAAGATTTTTCTTCACCTACTGCAAAATCAGTACTAGAAGGAGCTTTTATAAAATTAGTTCCATCCAATACTAAATTAGAGGCACTATATGTAGCAGAGCCACTACTCATAGTTACAGTATGCGTTTTAGGACTAGAATCAGTTAAGTTACTAGCAAAGTTAGTTAATAAGTTAACAGCACTATTATCACCTATATCTATACCTTGATAAGCTAAAGTAACAGAAGGATAAGTATATGCCGAAGGTGATTGAAAAACACCACCTACATATACCATAAAATCACTAGTAGTACTAACATTAACAGTAGAAGGTAAAGCAAAAGCCTCTGTAACTCCATTTATACTATAAGTATTACCGTCAACTGTAATAGCAGCACTAGCATAATCTGCAGATGTTACTTCTGGAAAAGTTCTATTTAGTCTGTATCTAGCTGGGAGTGTTATTGTTTTTACTATCAACTCAGTAGCATTAGGAGCTTCTGCAAATGTTATAGTTTGTCCTGCATTAGATAAGCTATAGGTAGTAGTGGATTGTAGAATACCATCATCAAAAGCAGTAACTTCACCTTTACTAGTAACAGCACTAGGTAAATTAAAAACTACTCTACTTACACCAGTATTACTAAAAGTACTAGTAGCTATAACAGAAAAAGCTGTTATAGGTGCTATTGCATCATCAGGGTATATAGGGGTGGTCATATTTTATTTTCCTTATCCTCTACTAAGAGCTTTTCTAATAGGTCCATTATTTTCAAGATCTCTCATTACCACTTCAACTACTATCTTATCTGCATCAAACTTAGGAGGACCTTCTTGTTCAGCTTGCTTAGGCGAGCCTTCATTAACAATATTAAATTCTATATTACCTATACCTGCAGAACCAGTGGCATTCATTTGTCCTAATCTATTACGTCCAATAGACTTAGCTGAATTTTTACGTATTACAAACTCACCTGGTTCTAGCATAGCAGGCACACGATCGCGAAGTGCATTTACTTGGCCTCCATCTGCCATATGACGAACAGAGCCTCCTGCTGCTAGGTGCACTGGTCCGCCACCAGCAAATAACATTCCAGTAATAGCTCCAGCTAGCGGTTTAACAATTGCTTGCATTTGTATTTCTTTTATAATACTTTGCATAAAGCTTCTGAACACATCTTTTACCTGCTCGCCAAAACTCTTAGTCTCGTCTCCAAGACCCAACAGTATATCTCCTAAGTCAGAAAAAGCAGTGATAAGTCCATCTTCTATAGTATTTCTTACAGCATTCATATCAGTATCAAATTTTCCTAATTGATCTTCTCCTTGCTGCATAGCAATTGTTAAAGCACGCATACCATTTGTATATTGTGCTTGTGCTTCGGTTAACTGCAGTTGTACACTGTGTCCACCGCCCGTACCTTCTGCTTCTAGTAATTCATATTGACGCCTCAATTTATTTACTTGAATTTGTTTTTCAAGCATTTCTCTTTCTAGAGCAGATATAAAGTTGGCTCTTTGTTCATTAGTTAACGATTTTTGTATTTCTGCTAACTGCATTAAATTATTTTGTTGTAAGTCTAATTGAGATAATTTTTCTTTATTTATTGCATCTTCAGCAGCTCGAACCTCTGCTAATGCATTATCTTCTGCTAAACGTTCTGCTTCTGTATTAGGTTTTCGTTGAGCTATTCTAGAGCGAGCATCAGCAATTATGGTGTTACCTTCCATTTCTTTAATTTTTTTAGCACCCTCACCTTCTAGTTGTTGATTTACTTTATTTGCGAATAGTTCAACAAACTTTCCAAAACCGGATATAGCTACTAAAAACTCGTCTACAAAGGCAAATTGTGCATCTTCAGCTGCTCTATCATTTCTTAATTTAGTATCTTCTAATGTGCGCATAGCTGTAAGTCTTTTTTGTGCTAATTCTTCTAATTTTTTTGCTGATTCAGCCATTTTAAGATCGTGTTCTATTTTATCTAGTAGTAGTTGTTGTTCTTGGTTAAAAACATCCAGTCGTGCCTGACGTTCTTCTTGAGTAGCGGATCTTCTAGCCCTCTGAATTATTTCTGGATCCGCATTTGGTCCCTGTGAAGCAATGATTTCTGGGGCCCCGAGCAGTGGAGTGTAGTTATAAGGTGTCAACGTACGCATTGGATCTTTTTTGCCTCCAGAAAATAGACTAGTACGTAAAGGATCTTCAACTAAATCCATTTGATCTGAACCTCTAATTTGTCCACTTGCAGACTTTATACCCGGCGCTAGTGCCAATATGTTGCGTGCAATCTCTGCCATCTCAATTTCTCTAGCTCTAGCAGTAGCACCTGCTTGAGCTTTTATAGCTGCCATCTGTAACTTATGATTAGCTGTTAATGCTTTTTTTTCTGCTTCTATAATAGCTAATCTAGCTTTTTTTACGTCATTAAGTCCTCTAGTAGGATCTAGCTTTAATTTTTCTAAGTCAGCTTGCATATTCATTATTTCTAGCTCACTTCGTAACTCTTGCATTCTTACTCTGTGATTTGCTCTATCAGCTCCACTAGATTTTGCTAGGCGTACTCTTCTTGCGTGCAAACTTCTATCAATTCTTTCTTGTTGCCTAAGTTCCCTTTCCTGTGCAGAACCTTGTAGTCTGTTAGAACGAATTTGTAAACTTTGTACAATCATTTGATTTTTTCTTGCACTAAATTGAAAAGCTTGTTGTTGTCCTGCTATAGATACTTGTTGTTTTTGTACAGCTAATCCAGCTAGTGCTACACTATTTTGTTGCATTATTAATTGTAGTCTTTCAGCATGCTTAGCATTTAACTCTCCCATTGTAATGCCTTGTTTAATTAATATACCTAAAGCAATTTGTTCATTTTTTGCATATGCCTCAGCTTGTTGTACCTCATTAGCGTTAGGTGCTATAGATGCAAGTTCTGTTCTAGTGGCACCAGCTTCTAAGGCTTTATTATATTCTGCAACTTTTTCACTAGCTTTTGCATATTCTCCGCCAGCCCTTCCTATAGAACCTATCAGTTTCATTTGAGCGACTCGGGCTTCATCCATAGAATTAGCTAATTGACTAACATGAGTACTCATACCCATAGCCATATTTCCTACTTTACCTATACTGTCTAAAAAGAATTTATCTTTTGCTAATCTATCTGAGTCTAGTCTAGAGTTTACATTATCAGCGCTAATTATACCACTAAATCTTAAGTTTTCTGAATCTTTTATTTCTTTGCTAAAGGTTTTAGTAAGACCTTTAAAAGTAGCTTCTGTTTTCTTTAATGCTTTCTGAAACTCAATAAGTTCATCTCTTCTTTTTTTAAGTGTATCAAAAAATCCACTTGATTCTAATCCTGCACCCTTTAAAGCTTCACCAGCATTTTTAATCTGTGCAGTAACACCTGCTATAACAGATGCTAACTTATCAGAAGTTGTAGCTCCACTTAAAAAAGAATCTTTAGCTTGTTTCATTGCATTACTACTAATTATAGATGCTTCAGCTAATAGCTGTTGATCTTTAGTTAGACTCTCAAAACTATAAGTGCCGTCGTCTAGTTTTTTAAGTTCTATGCCAAATATAGTTACACTATCAGCCGCTTGTTTAATTTGAGATTCCCCACCTGCAAACATTTCTACTAAAGTGTCTGGTGTAATACCTGTAATACGGCTTAAACTTCCTATAACAGGTAATAAAGCTTCATCAACTTGTTTGTATAACTCGATAGCAGCTTCTAATAATATTTTTCTTTCTCGTAACTCATAGTTATATCTATTTTCTGCTTCAAGCAACTGTTCTGTTACGCTTTTTAATTCTTGTTCCGCAGCACCAAGCAAAGTTGTAGCGCCTACTACTTTTTCAATTGCAGCATCCTGTACCTCTGCACCAGTTGAAGCATTATTTAGTATATCTGTTAGCTGCGTCATAATTTCTTCAGTAATTCCTCCTGCATCAGCAAATTTTAATAATCGCTTTCTAGTTTCTGCTATTTTAGCATCAAACATTTCTGCAGTGTCTACGTTAGATACTAATACTGAACCAAGATCAGCCATACTAATAACTGCCTCATCTACTTTCCTTATCTGATCTAATACTGGAATCAGACCACCCTTATCAAATGTCTGATTTGTTCGTGCCTGCTGTGAGGTAATATTTCCGTCGCTGTCTGTAAGTTTATCTGCAGCTTCATTAGCTTTGAGCGCAATTGACATTAAATCATCATTTAACATATTCATTCTGCTACCAATTTTTTCTAAATCAGTATCTGTGCCGCCTATACGTTTAAGCTCTTTTGTAAGTTCTCCACCTCCACCAGCCATATTAGTAAAAGCACCTGTAACTGCTGCTTCCATATTTTTAGCTGCTTGACTAGTATCCACAAAAAAATCTTTAATCCTACCAAAAACATTAACACCTGCTAGTTCAAATACAGAAGCTACTATGAAAAAGGTACTAAATATGCCCATTAATCCACTCATTACAGTGCCTAAAAGTCCAGCTACTCTTGCTAGTCCTGATAATGCTGCGCTGGCTAGTTTAGCTACTGGACCTGTTTTAGCCAAAGAAGCATTCATAGAATTTATCATAGTTGTAGTCTGTGCGTATGCTATCGTATTTTTACCCAAACTACCTTTAACAGCTGTTAAAGCTGCTATATGAGTTTTAAGATCTTTATTACTTTTTATAGTACCCTTGGTAAAAGCTGTTCTGGCAGCAGAAGCTGCTGAAGCTGCATCTCTTCCTACACCTTTTTGTTGAAATCTACCGCTAGTAGTGCTTGTATCTGTTACAGCACCAAAAGCTCCACCCATTTTACGTACTTCTGATGCAGTAAGAGTAGCTCCAGTTATACCTTTAGCAAACTGTTTATTCATTGTAGCACCTGCAGTAGTAACTTGAGTCATAGCTGCTTTAACTGATCCTAAACTAGCTATACCAGCGTTAGCAAAATTAGTAAAGTTAGTTAAACCAGCTGCACCAAATCCTCTTAAAATATCTATAGACTTACTAAATACTAATAAAAGTATGCCTCCGAATAATACTAAAGCATTGCCTGCATCATTTTTCAAGAAGTTAACAAAAGGCAATAGAATTTGAGTAAGCAACTGCCCAAATTCAAGAGCTAGTTCCATAACTTGTGTTTGTAATTGTTCTAAAGATTTTTGTGCTGAAGGGGCAGATACATCTATCATACCAAACTTTCGAGTACCTTCTTCAATAGCAGCATTAGCAAATGCTTGACCTCTCTCAAACTGAGAAAGTGAAGATGCAGCAACACCAAGTGATCTAGCATAAGCATTTACAGCAGGTTCAATTCTAACAAATATACCAAGTTCATCTAACAGTTCAGGTTCTAGCTTAGCAACACCTCTAAATACACGTTGTAGTGAGTCTGTTAAATTTCTACCTAGTGCACGAGAAGCTCCCATAGCAACTTTAGTTAATCCTTCGATTTGTGTACTATCAAAACCTGCAGAAAGACCAATATTAGCATTTTGTGCGGCCTCAGCTAGTGTTAACTGACCTTGTGTTATCTCTTGTAAAGAAGCAATAATTCTAGGACCACTCTGCGCAATACCAGCAGCTAGTGCAGAAGTACCTTTAACAATAGTCTCAGCTTGTGCAGCTTTAGCTAGGGCAGTAAAAGCAGCTTCTAGTGCAAACACTGTAGCAGCAGCACCAGCATAAGCACCAACTAAACCGCCCAATCCTTGGGATTGAGCGGCAAAAGAGCGTCCAGCACTTGCAGAAGCTTGGCCCATACGTGTCTGTGCGCGACCAACGCTTTCTGTATCATCTTTTACTTTAGCTGCACCTTTACTAGTAAAGTTAGTCTGTATAGTATTTTTAATGGTTGCCAACGATTACCCCTTTTTACTTCTACGTGAAGTTTTAGCTTCTTGTGCGTAATATTTTCCTAGTATAGACTCAGCTTCTTTTAATAGTACAAATACTGCACGTCTATCATCAACTTCATAGATATCCATGATAGTACCTAAACCACTATAGTCTTTCCCTAACCAAGTACCATTCATACCTTCCCATATATCGGGAAGAGCATTAAGAACAGTTAGAGCTTGTTGACACTCTAGCGATAGATTAGAACCATCTTGAGGTAGATCTTCCTCTTTTGGTTCCCAACCCATCTGTTCACACATCAATATGTATTGATCTGCCGTTAAGCCACCACCCCCAAAAGAACTTTGGAGGTAGTCAGTTAGTTTTTTATGTTGGTTTCAGCTTTCTTAACTGAGAACTGTTCAAAATCATTCATGGTATCTGTGATGAACTGATCAAAAATCGTTGAATTTTTTAAAAGTTCAATTGCATCTTCCATAGAATACTCTACTTCTTCTGCGGCGTCCATTGTTGAAATGTCAACAGGTAAAAGAACCGGTAAATGCTTTACTTGAAGCCCTTTCCAGCCAGCAATAGCTTTTTCTGCATATGCTTCAAGAAATTTTTCATTGTCAACTTCTTCTTCACGTTGGCGAGTACGTTTATTGAACTTGTATGTAAGAGCTTTATTACGCACTTTCATTAAATCCTCGCGTGAAAGATAACGAAGGTGAATTTCAAAACCTTCAATTTCTGGAAACTCAACCCAAGTTGCTGTTTCTTTAGCGATTAAGCCTTTAATTTTACTCATAGTTTTCCCCTCTAGGATGATAAACGAACACCCACTACATATCTGCTTGTCTTAGGTGAGGGGGAACCTGGACTTGCAAGTAGTGGGTGTTCTTCTGGTTAATAATGTGGTGTTCCCCCTCAGAAACACATTAATTTTTTAATTAAGCTTTGATAGCTACAATCTCAACTTCTCCGCCATCGCCTTTATTAGCATCAAGTTCTTGTGCCATAAAGTCAACACTCATAGAGATAACATCTTCAGTTTGAATTGCTGGGAAACTAAACTGTGCTGCATTCATTTGGAAAGCAACGTATGGCGCAGTAGTTCCGCCAATAATAACATTAGCATTAGATGTTTGAGCAGAGTTAGTGCGAGTATCTTCACTAATATTACGTAAGAAACCTGCAGATTCTAAATCTCCTGCACGCAGATACATAGTAGTAGAACCTGTTACACTTCTAGTTCCTGAGAATTGACCAATAGGCTCGTTAAGGGCAGAGATTTGCTCTGGAGTAAGATAGGTAATATTGTTATTATACTCGATATTCATAGAAGTTACTGGGAAAGTAAACTTTTCATCAGAAGCTGATGCAGTTGCTTTATGATGGAACTCAATAGCACTCAAACGATTTTTAATAAATGAGTTAGTTGTTACTGTACCGGCAACATTCATAGTATTAAATGGGTGATAAGCAGATGCAGCGCTAAGTGCGTGAGCATTAGAGTTACCCACAACAGCTGTACCACCAGCATTTTTAATACCGCCAAAGGTTGCAACAGCAATATCTCTTGGCGCTCCGGTAAGTTCTTTCATTGTAGTACCGAAACCACTCCAAGTAACAGTAGCAATGTCTTCGATTCCTGCATCAACAGATGCTGAATTAACAGTAGCTTTGTCTACTTGATAGATTACGTTATCAAGTTTAAAGTACATAAAGTATTCTGGGGCAACAGCCCAATTAGATGTTGAAGCATGAATACGAGTTCCCGCTGTGATAGTATTAGTTTTAAGAGTACCACCAGTTTGCCAAATAGATTGCTCTGCTACACGAGTAGCAGCTACTTGCGATTTTGTAGCAGCAAGAGTACTTGAAGTAAGAGCTTGCCACATATACCAATCTGCAAGAGGTTTTGTGTTGCCTGATTCATTAGTTTTTGCAACAGTGCCATTAGCAGCACCAGTAGTTTCTACACCTGTTGGGCGCATATACACCTGAATATTCCAATCAACAGGATTGATTGCGGTATTGAATCTTTGTTGTGAACGATCTGGGCTAAGACCCGATTCGAGAGAAGTGATGTCTTGAGTAGCTGATGTAGAAGTAGCAGCAAAACCAGCTAATACCTCAAGTTTCCAGGTATTAGCCGGAGTCATTGCTACAGCAACTGACGCTGAACCACTAGTGGTACCAAGTATGTCAACTGTTGAAAAGAACACTTCAGAATTTCTCTGTAAATTGAGAGATGCCATGTTATTTCTCCTTAATTTTCTA